CTTCGGCAGAACGGTTTGATTGCCGTAGGCCTGGGGAATCAGCTTTCCGTTGACTGGCTGTGGCGTGAATGTGACGCGCTGAACCCCCGCCTTGACTCCGAGCGAGTCAATCAGGTTGGTGCAGACGACCGTAGCGGCGTTCGCCGTGAAAGAGAACGCCAGCGCGAGGGCGAGGAGGATTCGCACCGCGCTGGCGGGGTTTGGGGTTGGGTTCGGGCAGAGTTTCATGCGTCTTTGTTTGTCACTTTCATCGCGCCAAATTCCACTTGCACGGAGACGGGGTTGTTTGACCGGCGCAACACCTTGAAGGTCGCGCCCAATGCGGTCAGCAAATCGCCAAGCTGGATTTCGCCCGCCGCGTTGGCGTCCCGAACGTGGAGTGTGACCGCTTCGCGCGGATCGCGGCCGAGCGTGGCGTTCAGTTCCATGTCGGAAACCGGCTGAATCTCGGCCGTGAAATTCCGGCTGGTGCGGACATTAACCACCGCGTCACCGAACACGCTTTCGCGGTCGGCAATCGCGGTGGTCAGGATGTCGCGGATTTCGCTCATTGAACGAAGGTTTTTTGCGCGTAACGGATGAGTAAGTTGGTGACAGCAGATGCGTTGGCGTTGGTAATGCCGCTGGCGATGAACCAGCCCGCATTGCCCGCGTTCAATTCGGCGGTGTATTGGACGAGGTTCGTCCCGTTGGCCGCGACGGCGATGTTGGTTGTGCCGATGGTGTCAGCAATCGTCGCCGCGAGCGACTTGGCGAGATTTAGCGTGACATTGCCCGTGCCTGTGCCGGTCAGTTGGAATTGCAACTGAATCGCCGCCGTGGTCGCGCGCTTCACGTCAAACAGGCTTGCGCCGTAAAGCTGGTTGGTGGAATAAGCCGAATTGAGCGTCAAAGTGATGTTGGTTGAAACGAGCGGAATGTTGGTCGTGTAGCCCGCGCCGCTGGAGTTGGTGACAACGAAAGTTGAAACCTGATTTGTCACCGTCACGCTGTTGGTTGTGTAAGTGTTGGCGATGTTGGGGTTGTCAATGATGGACGGAGCAACCACGGTGTTCGTTGTTTTAACGATGTTAGTCGTCCATCCCTGATTTGTGTAAGAGGTCAGCGTGTTGGTATAAACGATGATGCCGTTGGTGTAGATGTTGGTGGTGTAGCTCGCCGCGCCCTGCGACCAGACGATTGATTGGTTGGTAACAATAATCGTGTTCGTCACGCTCGCTTGTAGTGCGTTGGTGATGATCTGCTGGCCGAGATTCAATGGCAGCGCAAGGTTGGCGTTTGAGCCGATGACATTCGTGCCGATGTCGAAGGTTTGGACGTGGTAAATTTGAGCCGGCGCGATGAACGCGAGCAGGCAGAGGACTAGGATGGAGAATAATTTTTTCATGGCGTCGGGTTGTGTTGCGTTTGCGGTTAAAGCGGGAGCGGCGAGCCGGATTGCCCGCCGCTCCCGTGGGTTACTGATTAGGACTTGCTGATGACCACACCGGCCGTGCTGTCGAGGACAGACGCGCCAAACATGACATCATAGCTGACCCATTCGGTGCGGGTCGCCAGCGAGAGCCAGCGATAGGTGGCAATCGTCAGGTCGATGTCGGGGATAGTTTCGGTGCTGACGGACAACACACTGCTGGACGCGGCCTGCGGGGCGAGCGGCAGACCGGCAACCACGCCAATCGCTTGCGGGTCGCACGCGAAGCCAAGCACGTTCGCGCCGGCCTGGCTCCAATCGGTTTGGAGCGCAATCAAGTCCCAACCGAACGCCTTGATGGCGCTGGACACTTCGATGTCGCCAACCGGCTGGTAGTAGGTCGGAACGTTGAGCAGTTTCGCCATGTAAGAGCCATCCAAGATGGCGTTCTTCGTGGTAGCCTTCGCCAGTTCGCCCCAAGCCGTTTGCAGCGTGGAATAGCCGAAGTTGGCAACCGAGGCGACGATGGGCGCGGGCGAACCGAAGTTGCCCGACGTGATGAGCGCGGTTACGACTTGGCCGAGCTTGGTCGCCAACGCCTTGCTGTTGACGTTGACCAAGTTCTCCATACGGAGGCCGCTGTTCAACTCGCTGTCGGTCACATGGAACGGCTGCGAGATGTGGTTGACCGCAATCGCGACGTTCGTCACGGTGCTGTCGCCGGATTCAAAGTTCGTCGGGTTGGTCAGCGTGGTGCTGCCGCCAGTCACGAACTTGAGTTGCGCCGTTGCGAGCGGCTTGTAAGCGTCCGTCGAAAAGTCGCGGGTGAACGCCTTGAGCATCGCCAGTCGGTTCTGCAACTGCGTCACCGCGCCGTCGAGGAGATATTGCGTGGTGAGGCTGGACGAGTAGGAATTGCCAGCGACCGCACCGCCGCGAGAAGCGCGGGCGTCACGGGCTTGAGCGTCCTTGATGAGTCCTTCCCAGTCCTTTTTCAAGCCAGCGAAACGGGCTTTCGCGCCGCCGAGCTTCTTGATGTTTTCCAGCGGCGTTTCCGCGCCGAGGGTGATGCCGGACGAATGGCCGACGGGCGCGTTGCCGGTGGCGGTCACGGTCAGGCTTTCGATGAACGCATAGGCTTTCGCCTCGTCCTGCATCGCCATGTCAATGACAGTGGCAAGTTGGTCGTTCTTGATCTTGTTTTCGGCGCGGCGCGTCACTTCGGCAGTGATGCGAGCTTTGCGCTCGCTGGCGAGTTGCGCTTGCACGGTGGCGAGCGCGTCGGGGGCAGTGGTGGAGGCCGCTGCCGCCGGGATGGTGTTTTCGGGCATAGGTGTGTTGGTGTTGGTGTTGCCGCCTGCTTGCGCGGCAGCGGGTTTGGTTTGGTTTTCCGCACCACAAGGCGCGGAAATAGCGGAAGCCGCAGGCGTGATGAGTCCTTCAGTTTGGTTCTGTGTGACTCCGTTGCCGTTGGCTTCAAGAACGCGCGCCGTGGGGCGTAGGGCGTTCAAAATTTCGGGGGAAAGATTCTTGCAGCGGTCAAGATAGTTCTGCGCGAGCGGGCGGTAGCTGGCTTGCGCGTCGCCGTCTATATCGGATTCATCAGCCAAACCAAACGCAACCGCGTCCGCGCCGGTGATCCATGTTTCCTTTTCCATCGCGGCGCGCAACTCGGCTTTGCTCTTGCCGGTTTCAGCGGCGTAAATGTCAATCAAAGCGGCGTCGTGCTTGTCGAGCATTTCGGCCTGCTTGCGCATATCTTCCGCGTTGCCCTGCGCCCACGACCACGCGCAATGAATCATCCAAATGGAAGACTTCGGGCTGACGACCCTTGACGCACCGAGAGGGAAAACGGAAGCGATTGAAAGTGCGTAACCTGTAATTTTAGCAGTGATTTCGGAGCGGCGTTCCTTGATGGCGTTGTAGATGCCGAGGCCTTCCTGCACGCTGCCGCCTTCGCTGTTGATTTTGAGGGTGATGGGTTTGCCATAAGGGATGGAGGCGAGCGCGTCGCGAAATTCCTTTTCTGTGAGGCCGCTGTCGTCATACCACGACTTGCCAATCGCCCCAATCATCAGGATTTCGGCGCTGTCGCCCTCGTTAAGGACTTCCAGCTTGTTCTGGCCGCGAACGACGGGCGCGAAGGCCATCGGCTCGCCGCGCAGTTGGGTTTTTCGGTCTTGTCGTTTCATTTGGTTGATGCGGAGGGGATTTCGTCGTTGTCGTTTTCGGTGGCGTTCATGCCGCCCTTTTGGTTGAGGCCGGCGGACACCCGCTCGGCAATGTCGTTTTCGTCAATGGCGTATTTCTTCGCCAGTTCAGTGATAAGCGCGGCCTCGGCGGCTTTTTGCTCAAGCTGTTCGCGGTAGTCCTGACCGGCTTCGGCGTAGATGTCTTGGTAGGAGCGCAAACCGGCGTTGAGTTCGCTGACGAGCGCCTTGGAATTGCGGCCAACGTCCACGTTGACGGAGCGGGGCGCGCGGACAGTGATGGATGCGTATTCGGTGAAATCCATCCCGCCGCGCAACACTTCGCGGTCAAAATCCATCGCCCAACCGCTGACCCACATGAACACGCATTTGACGGCGTTCTGGACAATGGCAGAACGGCTGCGGAAAAACGCGGCGGCGATTTCGAGGTCGGCGCGCGTGACCGTGCCCTGCATCGAATAGGGCATGACGAGCAGTTTGGAAATGCCGACGCCCGCGCAGACCTTCGTGAGCAGGTAGTCCCACAGTTCGCGTTCGGCGAGGCTGGGGCGGTTGGCTTGGAACTGACTAATGGAATCGCCGTGCGCGAGGGCGATTTCCTGCGCGCCGAGCTTGACGTTGTAGAACTGTCCAAAGTCTTTCGAGACGGGCGAACCGGCCGCGTTCTGGCTGTTCACCTTCATCGCCGCGCGGCGGGCGAGCGTGGCGTCAAATTCGCCGGTCTTGTTGGTGGTGACGTTGCCGATGGACGCGGCTTGCTTGCAGACTTGCAGCACCATCATCTGCAAATCGTCCATGTCGTGCAGGTCGTTCATCACTGGATAGAGGAACGGCAAACCGCGATACATTCCGGGGCGGGACGGCTCGAAAACGTGGACGACGTTTTCGGCCGGAATCATCTGCATCTGTTCCGTGCCGGCGGCGGGCGAATAGTTGCCGGAATTGGTCGGCTGCGTGTTGAACCAGTAGCCGACGGGCTTGCCGTTCGCGTCCACTTGCACGCCGTCCACGATCTGCGTGCCTTCCTTGTCGCGCAGTTCCTTTGGCGTATAGCAACGATGAGATTCGACTAACTGAACGCGCGGGCGACCCTTCACCATCGTCTTGACGATGAAGATTTCGCCGTCAATGAACCAACTGCGCGCCATGATGGATTGCAGGGTCGAGAACGGGAGCAGTGAGCAGACATCGCAATCCATTGACCAGCGGTTGAAATAGTTAGTGGCGTCCTTGCTTTGACTCACGACGGCCAGCCCGTTCGCGCCGACGGTGTATTGTTCGAAGATGTCCGCGAGTCGGTTGACGAAGGCGTTGTTGCGCTCGAAATAGCGCGACTTCCGCATGATTTCTTCGCGCGCCATCTTGTCGGCGTCGAAGCGGGCGTCTTGGTTCGTGCCGAACAGGAACGAGCGCGTGCCCCATTGCCACATTGCCGCCTCGTAACGGTTCTGGACGAAACCGCGAATCGCGCCGAAGATTTTACGGAAGAAATTCATGCGCGGACACCTCCGTAGCTGGGAAAGCGGATGGAGGAGAAGTCGCCCTGCTGTTGGCGGACGGATTGCAGCCGGTCGTCCGCGAGCATTCCGGCGAGTTGCGTTTGAACCGGATCAGCGTCCGCGAAAACCGGCGTGATGGTGTTGCCGTTGGCGTCCTTTGTGGCGATGCAGTCCGAATAAATCTCGACGAACTCCATCATCTGCGCGGCCACCTTCGTCGGCGTGTAGTCGGCGGCGAGCGTGGACGGAATCAGGAACGAGGCGGATTGGCCGTTGCCGCTGGTGGAAACGAAAACGCGGCCAGTCTTGAACGCGGGTGTAAGAACCGCCGACTTGGCCGCGCGAATCGCGTCAATGAGTTTGACGCTGGATTGAATCGCGCCTTGCGCGATGTCGTCCAGTAAGCCTCTGGCCTCGATAGATCGAATTTGTGCCACTCATGCAACAATGGGGCAGAATTAAAAATGTGGTAGATACGAGAAAGGGCGAGTTGAGACGAGTTTGCACAAGTTAGGACAATAAACCGATTTTTTGAAGGTGAGGAACCGCTCGCCAGCCTTGATAAAAGACGCAGCGGTTGTTCAGCTTGGCGCGGAACGGCAGCAGGCCGAGCCGCCGTTCGTTGTCCCTGACTTGGCGCGGCGAGATGCCGAGCAGGTTGGCGATGTCCTTTCGCGTGAGGAGTTTTTGCGTGGTCATTTCGTTTCGGTGGTTGATTTGGTTTCCATCGGTAAGGCATTAAGGAACGCGGCCACTGCCAACTGCATCACTTCGCAGTCGAACAAGTGGTTCGGCCAGTTGCGCCCGCGACTGACCCATGTGTATTTCGTGCGCCCCGTCGTGCGGCTGCGTTCAAAGCGTTTGATTTCGCCGTCCATGTGCCGCCAGTATTCGTCTGACGCCATTTCACGCGAGACCGACCAGCGGAACGCGCCGTCCTTTTGCTCGCGCAACCGTTGCAGGTAGTCCTTGAAATAGTCGTTGAGAAAATTGAGGATGCTGATGGTTCCCTTGTAGGCGTCGGAAGTGCCGGCGAACGGATCGGCGTAGTCAAGCTTGAGCGGCGTCACCATGCCCGTCTCGCGGTCGCGCCACATATTTGCAAACGAAAAACCCTTGCTGGCCGTCCATCCGAAAAATTCCTTGCCGCGCAGTTCGCAATGCTCCGCGCAATGGCGCAGCACGTCGGCGGATTGGTAGCCGGAATCAATCATCACCAACTCGTTTTTGACGCCGTGCCGCAACTGAATCGCGCGCAGATCGTCCCACTCCTCGCAACTGCCCGCCGCGACGCCGACGCAGGAATCGTCAAACCAGCGGCGGATGACATACCAGAAGTGCGGGCTGCTCTGCTGGTAGTCCACCGTCATGGCGAGCGCGCCGTCCTTGCTGTTGATTTCGGAAAGCTCCATCACGCGCTCGGTGCGCTTGCGCTGCTGGTCTTGGTCAACGAACGGCTCGGCTAGGTCGCCATTGATGAAACCTTGCAAGCCGAGCGTGCCGGATTGTGCCTGCAGGAACTTGACCGCCAGCGCGCCGAAACCGCATTCGGGCATGGTGGAATAAAGCGACGGCAGATGCCGCGAGCGAAAGCCGGTTGCGGCCTTGGGGTTGGTTGCGCGCCACACGCCGGCCTTGACCATCGCGGGCTTATGCTGGTCGGTTATACGGCCGGCACAATGCGGGCAAACCGCGTGCGCGCTTGCCGCCACCGCGTCCAAATCCCACTCGCCGGTTTCCAGCTTGCCCGACCACGCCACGAACGCCTCGCAGCCGACTTTGGGCAGCGCGGTCATTTCCTTCGACCACGCGAGAATGACTTCCTTGCCGCAATGCGGGCAGGGGACGAAATAACGGCGTTGGTCGCCCTTGATGTATTCCTGCCAGATTAGCCCGGTGTCGAGCGTGGGCGTGCTGGTTTTCCAACGTTGCGGGTTGACTTGGCCTTTGGTGCGCTGTTCGGCAAGGTTGAGAGCCGACGCTTCACCGCCGCCACCGGCCTGGAACTTGTCCACCTCGTCGCAGATCACGCGCCGGCAGGGATTGCTGGACAGGTTCGCGGCGGAATTGCTGCCGACAAAGTTGAAGGAGGAAGCGCCGAGCAGTTGAACCAGCGTTGCAAAATCGTGCCGGTTTGCGCCCGTTGGGATGAACGGCTCGGTGACGGGGGACGCCTTGAGCATTCGCAGCCACCGTTGGCGAGCAAACTTCTGTGCGAGGGTGAGCGACGGCATGACCCACAGGAAGCCGCAGGGGTCATTTACAACGCACCACGCCGCGCCACCCATCAAAGTCCCCGTCTTGCGCGTCTGACTGCCCCAAACCAACACCTCGTCGGTTATCGTGCCGTCCCCGAAGTCATTCAAGACTTCGCGGACATACTCCGCGCCGTTGGTCATGAACGGACGGCGGTTGCTCGCCTCGTTGAACCGCAGATTCGACTCACACCATTCCGCTGGCGAGACCGGGCTGCGCTTGACGATGGCGCGCTTAATGGCCGCAAGATGTTTTTGGTTTGGGGTCATACGTTGCGCGCCTTTTCCTTACAGGCTTCAATTAGTCCGACGAGGATTTGCCGCTGCTCTAGCGTCAGACCGGGAACGAGCGACGGCATGGCGTCCAAGTCCTGCACCAATGCGCCGACCACCTTGATGGAATTGGCGGCGGCATCTTCGACGGCAATCAATTCGCCGACCGCAATCCGGTTCGCGCGCTCCTTTTCTTCGGCCTCGGCGAGAATCTTGCGCGTCATCGCGGTTTCCTTGTCGCCGGTGATGGCTTTGAAAATGTCGGCGGCTTGGATTAGTTCGCGTTCGCCGAAGCCGACGCCATTTCGGGAGAGGGCGCGCTGTAATTGCTGGCGATCTATTCCGACAGCCTTGCTCCAAGCCGTCACCGTGCCGGAAATGGCTGTTTTTGGGGGCATTTTGTAAGATTTTTGTTTCATGGGCTTTGGTTGGAGTGTTTAACAACCT